CGACGTGTCTGCACAAATCCACCGCAAGACTCTTCGCGGAGGCGCTAACTTCATCGTCGTCGGACCTGAAGTTGCCAACGTGCTTGAGTTCACTGCCGGATTCCGTGCAAGTGTCACTGCTGACGCTGACCGCGGCACCGTTGGTGCTGTCAAAGTCGGTGCGCTTTCCAAGAAATGGGACATCTACGTAGATCCTTACTTCCCACGGAACATTGTTCTCGTCGGACGCAAGGGCGGTAGTTTCCTCGAAAGCGGATACGTGTACGCACCTTATGTGCCACTACAAGTCACACCTACTATCTTCGGAACCGAAGACTTCATCCCCCGCAAGGGCGTGATGACACGCTACGGAAAGAAGATGGTGCGTCCTGACATGTATGGACTAGTCGTCATTGTTGACCTCGTTTAATACGAATAAACAATCGATAGCGTAAAAAGAATTCCCTCGTCAAGCAATTGGCGGGGGTTTTCTTTATGGCTTCAACTATTTAATGAGAGGAGACTTATAATTAATGGCGATACCCACTCTTACCCCTGCTAGTCAGATTAGTGCTGTTGTTTTACCACGCACCGGATCACCAGCAAGTGTAGCAAACCAAACTCCAATTGGAGTCTATGATCATGCACAAGATTTTTTATCAGGTGCCGCAGATCAGGTAAATTATACATATCAAAAACTTGGCGGTGATATTTTAGATATTGAACTGACAACTGGCAGCGTCTATTCGGCTTACGAAGAAGCAGTGCTAGAATACTCTTATATCGTCAATATGCACCAATCTAAAAATATCCTTTCAGATGTTCTTGGAATGTCAACGGGTACTTTTGATCACAGTGGCGAACTTAAATCTGGAATACTCTCATCGAGTCTGAGTGGTACACATGTTTCGTTAAAATATCCAAGAATTACATTTGCTTTAAATCAAAAATACGCGGACGGCTACTCGACTCAGACCTCTATTGGTGGTGTAACCAATATTTATTCCGCCTCTTTTAGGGCAATTGATGAAAGACAAGATTATAACTTAGGTGCCATTGTCTTAAGCTCTTCAAACAATAATCGTGATGAGGCTACAGGTGGCACCGTTCCGTATGCAGGATTAGTAGATGGTAAAAATATTATTGTTACCCGAGTATATTATAAATCTCCAAGCGCAATGTGGAGGTTCTTTGGATATTACGGCGGACTCAATACAGTAGGAAACTTAGCCAACTATGGTCAATATGCAGATGATTCAACATTTCAATTAGTGCCAGTGTGGCAAAACAAAGCACAAGCCATGGCATTTGAGGATGCAATATATACTCGAAACTCCCACTATTCATTTGAGATAGATAATAATAATTTAAGAATCTTTCCGCAACCTGTAAGTCCTGGCACAACCACACCGCAGTACTACTATTTTGATTTTAGAATTGTGGAAGATGCATGGTCAACATCACAATCAGGTTCAGCCGGAATAGATGGGATTAACAATATGAACACATTGCCATTTGCGAATATTCCATATAGCAACATTAACTCTATTGGCAAACAATGGATTCGCAGATTTGCACTATCAATTTCAAAAGAAACATTAGGACAAGTTCGTTCTAAATTTGCCACGGTACCAATTCCAGGGGAATCTGTTACTCTTAACGGACCTGCTTTAATTTCAGAAGCAAGAGAAGAACAAACCAATCTTCGTACAGAATTGAAAGAAGTGTTAGATCAATTAACGTATCAAGCGCTTGCAGAAAAAGATTCTAATATTAGCGATAGTATTGAAAATCAAACTAAGAAAGTTCCAGCAGGTGTATTTGTTGGATAGGGAGGTAGAAAATGTCAGATGACGAAAAATGGAAACAACCTGCCCAACCGCCACCACCGCTATTCTTGGGAAAAAAAGAACGTAATCTTGTAAAACAAGTTAACGATGAACTTATTGAACGAGTAATTGGACAACAAATTGTCTATTATCCTATCGATGATTCTATTACACAATATAATAATCTTTATGGCGAGGCAATAGAAAAAACATTTCTCCCACCAGTTCGTGTTTACGCCCTTATAGATTACCAGAGCACAGAAACAAAAGCGGACACAGTGGCTGGCTTAGACAAACAGAACACAATTACAATCTACTTTCACAAAAGAAGGTTGATTGAAGACCAAGATCTTTATGTTCGTGAGGGTGACTTTGTTTTATACGGAGACTATTACTATGAGATTGTTAGCACTCAATGGGCAAGACAACTGTTTGGTCAAATAGAGCATACGTTTGAAATTGTAGCCACAGCGTACTATTCAAGAGAGGGACTATTCGATGCCACCTGATAATCCAAGGAAAACAGATCTTGCTCCATTGAAAGAATTGGAAATTCAACCCTCAACGATTGAAACAATTGATCGTGCGCTTTTTGATTACATTGATGAGGAACTTGATATTTTTTGTACAACAAATAAGGGATTTAAAAAGGTGCCCTTCTTTTGGGCAGGAGCAGAACGCGCTTTTCAAATTAAACATAATAGAGAATTACGAGATGTTAATGGTTGGATAATCTATCCAGTAATGAGTATACAAAGAAATAGCATTTCAAAAGATCTTGTAAAACGCGGCGCATATTACGCAGCAGCACAGAACCAGGGCGATCTTAAGGGAGGATCTATGACTGTCGCCAGAACGATAAAGCAAGATAAAACAGCAAATTTTGCAAATGCAGATTCTAAGCGACTTATATTAGACACGATTGGCACAGGTCAGAGCAACTTCCCAAGACAAAATAAAAAGGTTGTTTATGAAACGATTACAGTTCCAATTCCAGTTTATTTAGAGGTAGATTATACGTTAACTGTTATGGCTGAGTATCAGCAACAAATAAATGAAATTATAACACCTTTCATGACAAAAACTGGTGCGATTAATTACTTTGTTATTGAAAAAGATAATCATAGATTTGAAGTGTTTATAGACTCAGATTATATATTAAATAATAATGCAGCATCGTTGTTAGAAGATGCCAGAGGCTATGAAACACAGATTAGCTTTAGAGTGATCGGCTATATTATGGGAGCCGACAAAAATCAAGAACAACCCAAAATTGTACGCAGAGAAAATGCTGTCGAAATTAAGATACCCAGAGAGCATGTGATCTTTGGTGATATACCAGAAAATCTACATGTTAGTGGTAATGTTCCTTTTTATCGTGACTAAAGTTATATTTAGGTCTTTCACCGATTTATTAACTATTTATTAACGATAATAAGAATATTTTATTCGCAAGATATTGAAGAGCGACAAGGAGACACTTCATAATGTCAGTTAAATCTTTCAAGTTTATTTCACCAGGCATTTTTATAAATGAAATTGATAATTCCCAATTGCCTGCCGTACCCGCAGAGATGGGTCCAGTGGTTATTGGTAGAACAGAGAGGGGGCCATCTATGCGTCCCGTTAAGGTTAACTCATTTTCCGAGTATGTGAGAATTTTTGGTAATCCAATCCCAGGCGGTCAAGGCGGAGATGTCTGGCGAGAAGGTAACTACCTCGCCCCTACTTATGCTGCATACGCTGCACAAGCATACTTAAGAAACAGCAACGCTCTCACTGTGGTTCGTCTCCTTGGTGCTCAAAAATCTGGTCTGGCTGATGGTGCCGCAGGTGAAGCAGGTTGGGAAACTGCTGCTTCAAACACAGCCGTTGGCGCGACTAACGGCGGTGCTTATGGTTTATTTGTTTTTCCGTCCGCCTCTGCTACAACATCAGTAACTGGTGCTTTGGCAGCAATTTGGTATCTGAACGCAGGCTCGATTGAACTTTCTGGAACAATCCGTGCAACTTCAACCGCAGCAACAGGATCAGCGGTGCTTATAAAAGATGCAAAGCAAGCCGGTGACGCTTCTGCTTCTGAGAATGAGTTTACAGTAATTATCAGAAATGCAGCCGGTACAAGAACAAAAGAAACGTCTTTTAACTTTAGTCGTTCTAGTTCTAAATATATACGCAAGGTATTTAATACAAATCCAACTCTTATTAATACCGACATTACAAGAACAGCGCAGCAAGAGACTTACTGGCTTGGTCCAACTTTTGAGCGTCACTTAAACACATACGCAGACACTTCGTCGTATGGTGTTATCTTGGGTCTTGATAGTGGCTCGACTGCCGCGTCCAATTTCCGTTTTGGATTTCAAGCAGCGCAAACCCCTTGGATTATTTGCCAAGATTTGCAATCTTCTAATACTGGTTTTGACGCTCAGGCAATGACTAAGTTATTTAAGTTTCACACACTTGACGCTGGTGAGGATGAGCAAAAGAAAATAAAGATTTCAATTTCAGATATTAAAGTATCTACAAATGATTTTGATCCTTACGGTTCGTTTAGCGTGGAAGTTCGTGATGCCAGAGACAGTGATAATGCACCAATCATTTTAGAAAGATACAGTGCAGTTAATCTAAACCCTAATTCTCCACGATATCTCGCAAGAATAATTGGAGATAGATTTATTGAGTGGGATGACACAGAGCGTCGTCATCGTATTTATGGCGACTATGTTAACGCCTCCTCACTTATTCGTGTTGAAATGAATGAAGACGTACACGCTGGTACAACTGATGCACGACTTCTTCCATTCGGATCGTTTGGTCCTATTAGAATGAAGTCTTGGACATTCCAGTCTGGCGGTGTTGAACCACCAAGCCGCTTTGTTAATGGTGTCGGTGATATTGCTCGTGTGCAAGATCCCTCTGCTGCATTTATGGCAGTTGGATCGGGAGCGAGCCCCGCAGGTAGTCACTTATATTCATTTACTGGATCTGCGATTTACCCAACAATGAATCTTAGAGTTAGCGCTTCTGATGGAAACATTTCAGATCCATTAGATGCATATTTCGGACTCGACACAACTCAAGCAGACAACAATCGATTTGAAGATAGTTACATTGATCTGGTCAGAGTGCTTCCCAATGCTATTAACGGGTTCACAACTACTACCTCAACTGAATTTTCCTATATCTTTACCATGGATGATTTAAGTTCTTCCGCTGCTGGCGCAGCAGGCGAGGTTGCTGTATATCTTTCAGGCTCTCGTGTAGCCGGTACATCAATTACCGCAAGAAGCGGAACTTATGAACAAGTTCTTGACATGGGCTACAATCGATTCACAGTGCCACTTCAAGGTGGATTTGATGGGCTTGATGTTAGAGAAAAAGAGCCATTCAACAATACTGACTTAAGTGGCAAAACAGATACTAACAGTTATGCATTTTATAGTGCTCGCCGTGCTATCGACACAGTTGCAAACCCAGAGGATGTGGAATATAATTTAATGTCCATGCCTGGTATATACAACGCATCTTTAACCAATCATATGATTGAAGTATGTGAAAGTCGAGGTGACGCACTGGCTGTTATTGACTTAGACACAGGCTATCGTGCAGACACTGAGAACACACAGTCGGTTCAGAACAATCTTGGATCTGTTTCAACTGCAATTACTAACTTGACAAACCGTAGATTAAATTCGAGTTATGGCTGTGCCTACTATCCATGGGTTCAAATTCGCGATACTATCAGTGATAGTTTGCTATTCGTGCCACCCTCGGTTGTTGCACTGGGTACGTTCTCAAGCGCCCAGCGTAATTCTGAACTTTGGTTTGCTCCCGCAGGATTCACTCGCGGAGGTCTAACCGAAGGTTCGGCAGGAGTGCCAGTTATTCAAACACGCGAGCGCTTAACTTCTAAGAATCGTGATGATCTCTATGAGGCAAACATTAATCCAATTGCAACTTTCCCAGCAGAGGGGATTGTGATCTTCGGTCAAAAGACCCTCCAGGTTACTCCGTCTGCTCTTGACAGAATTAATGTACGTCGTCTCATGATCTTTGTAAAGAAGGAAATTTCAAGAATTGCATCAACAATTCTTTTTGACCAAAACGTGCCCGCAACTTGGAACCGTTTCTTGTCGAAAGTTAATCCATTCCTTCAGAGCGTGCAATCGCGACTTGGTTTAACTGATTACAGAGTTATACTCGATGAGAGCACAACCACACCAGAGTTGGTTGATAGAAATGTTTTGTATGCAAAAATCTTCTTAAAGCCAGCCCGAGCAATTGAATTTATTGCCCTCGATTTTGTTATAACAAATACGGGTGCAGGATTCGAGGATTAATAATAAGCAACTATATAGTATAAACAGGAGACTTACAAATAATGGCAAAATCAAACTTTTGGCTCAACCCAGAATTCGAACCCAAAAGACAATTTAGATTCTTAATTGAACTTACAGTTGGAGGTCAAAACTTGCAATTCCTTGCAAAGTCCGTTGATCGACCATCCTATACTATTTCTTCCAGTCCGCATCAGTTCTTTAACCACACGTTTCACTACCCAGGTCGCGTAACTTGGAATACTATTAATTTAACCCTCGTAGATCCTGTTAACCCAAATGGTGCTGACCTTCTCTATAAATACCTTTCTAGTATTGGCATTCAAAAACCCACCGACAACATTTCCGCTACTGGTACAACGATTACAAAAGAATCTGCAACAAGCGCTCTTGGTAATTTGGTCATCAAGGAGATGGGAACTAATCCAGGCTCACCTGACACAATTGTTAAGGGTAACTGGCAATTACTAAACGCTTTTCTTACAGATGTAAACTTTGGTTCACACGATTATGGTTCTGAAGAAATGGTTGACATCTCTCTCACAGTTCAATACGACTGGGCTGAATATCAAGAGGGCGACGTTCAATCACGCGGAAGTTAAGATTTTTTTCTAAAAAACTATTTAAATTGTTATCATAGATGTGTTATCCTATGATTAGACAATAATAAAGAGGTGTAAATGTCTAGAAACAAGCAGCGTGTTAATGCTGCAAATAATCCCGCTGCTGCTATGGAATCAACAACATCCTCGCAGCCAGCAACGCTTTCGTATGTAACCCCAACAGAGTTTGTTGAATTGCCTTCTCGTGGTAGGTTTTATCCACCCGATCACCCTCTTCACAATAAAGAAGTGATTGAAATGCGATACATGACTGCTAAAGATGAAGATATACTTACTTCCCCATCTTTATTAAAAAATGGTCTTGCACTTGAGAGACTGCTCGAAAGTTTGGTTGTTGATAAAAGTATACAGCCAAAAAAGATGTTGGTTGGTGATCGAAATGCGCTGCTTATCGCAGCACGAATTTCAGGTTATGGCGAAGACTATAGTGTTAAGATGGCGTGTCCTGCCTGTGGTGCGTCTGCTGACTATGATGTTGATTTATCCAACATTTCTTCTACTGGCATGCTCCCTGATGAAGATAGTCAAGTGCAACTTACGGAACATGGAACGTTTTCAACTGTTTTACCTAAAACAAATTTCACTGTTGAATTTAGATTATTAACTGGTGAGGACGAAGGTTATCTAACACAAGCATCGGAGAAACTAAAAAAATTAAAACTTCCTGATGCCACGGCTACTAATCTGCTCAAAAGAGTTCTTGTTTCAGTTAACGGTGTTAACGCACCTTCAGAGATTAGCCACTTTGTAGATAGCATGCCTGCACTTGATGCTCGTTTTCTTAGAGGCTGTGTGCAAACTGTAACTCCTAATGTTGATATGTCACATGAAATTAATTGTGCGTCTTGCGGTGCGATAACCGAAACGGCGGTACCGTTTACGGTTCAATTTTTTTGGCCTCAATGAAGAATACATGGGCGAAGTCTATGAGCAGTTCTTTTTTCTAAAAATGCACGGCGGGTGGAGTTTTATAGAGGCGTATAATCTCCCAGTCAAGTTGCGTAACTGGTTTGTTAAGAGGCTCGTAAAACATTTTGAAGATCAAAAAGAGGCTTCAAAAAAAGCACAAAATAAAATGAGATAATAAAACGGGCAATAAATGCCCGTTTCTTTTTATATAAAACTATTTAAAGAAGATAAGTATACTTGGAGGTTTGAATAATGAATAAACCAGAGGATTTGGTTCCAATAGAAATTAATTTAAACGCAAACAAAGATGGGCTTTTAAATGAAAGTTGGCTTGCCATGTTCGGCGGAACAATTCAGACAATCTTAACTGGAATGTTTGGGGGCAATTCGGTTCCCGTGCGAATATCTGGAAACAGAAAACAGGTAAGTTCGTTTAAAAAGGCTTTAGGTAATGAAGCCAGATACCTTAAGGCAATGAAACGTCACGGCTTAGACAAGCCAGAGACGCTTAAAACAAAGGCACAACTTGATCGTGCAATTAAATCTTTTGAAAGAGATACGGGTATCAAGTGGCCATTTAAGTAGGAGGGCTATAAATGGCTGATGAATCACTCGGCAATCTACAAGATAAACAACTTTTACTTGAAAAACAATTAAAAGCTAAACAAGACATAGGCGCAGCCGAATCTGAGATTCTTGCAATCAAAAAAGAACAGCTTGCAGTTGAAGAAGCGATTTCTGCAAAACTTGGTGGTGCGGATCAGGACTACATAACGAAGCTTGAGAGACGAAAAAAAGCGCTTAAAGAACTCACCGAAGAACAAGAACGCTCCACATCCTCTTATGAAAATTTTAATTCTGCACTTAAAAACAACATTAAGTCACTTACTGGTGTTGAAGATGCTTCAAAAACCTTAGTTGGTTCTTTTTTAGATCTATACGCAAGAACTGGCGACTTAGGTGAGGTATTTTCTGAGGCTGGCAAAACATTCAAAGAAACTTTTAACACACTTGATGTTGGAACATCAATTGCTAGAAAATTTATTGAATCGTCCGTAATTGTTGCCTTAGAAGTGGATGCGGGCACAGCCGCGTTCAACCGCGCAACAGGAGCGGGCGGTAAATACAATTCACAAATACAAGCCGCAGAAAAAACCAATCGTAAGTTTGGCTTGTCAATTGCTGAAATATCACAAGCAAGACAAGTGTTGGCTGATCAATTGGCTGGCTTTGGCATACTTCAAGCAGAGGAACAATCAAGACTAATAGACCTAACTGCTCAATTTGGTCGCCTTGGTGTGTCCGCCGATGAATTTACGGGTATCTTACAACAGGGAACCAAAGCACTTGGACTCAATACCAGAGAAGTGGCTAAAGCAGCAGAGAGAATAAGAAAATTCGGTCAAGCAATTGGAGTTTCGACAGCAAAAATAATGTCAGAGTTTAACGATGCACTGCCATCGTTATCATCATTTGGAGATCAAGCCGAAGAAGTATTTAAACATCTTCAAAAAATATCTCAACAAACTGGTATCGCTACAGGTGAATTAATATCTTTTGGCGATCAATTTATGACTATAGAAGGTTCTGCCAAAGCAATCGCTGGCTTGGAATCAGTGCTTCAGCGCGGTCTTGGAATTGACCAAATGACGCTTTTAAGAAAAGCGAATGTAAGTCAAGCCGAGGTATTTGAATATATTCAGGATGCTTTAGAACGTGCCGGTGCTACGTCAATGGACTTGGACCGTTCAACGCGAGATGCTCTTGCTAACGCATTAGGTGTAAATGAGCAGATGATAAACCAGATGCTGAATCGAAATGAGGTAGCGGTAGAAAGAAATCAGCAAGAAACAGAGTTCAATGAAGCGTTAAAAGCAGGAATTGGTTTAGTTGAACAAGGAAAGATACTTGCTAAAGAATTAGCAGTATCTCTTCAGCCCATTATGAAAATAATGACTGGCGTAATGAGCACTATTTCCGCCGTCTTGGGCGGTTTGCCAGCCTCCGCCAAAGCAGCCATTGTATCTACAGCAGCAATCGGCGGCGCGATGGCGGCAATGGCTCGAATAGGAAGAGGTGCCTCCCCCGCAAATCCACTTTTTGTGAGTGGAGGAGGCATGGGAGGCATGGGAGGTCCAGGCGGCGGTAAAGGCGGCGGTGGCGGAACAATGTTTGGGCATCTTCAAAAAGGCAAAAAAGCTCCACTGATTTCGCCGAAATTGGGTTTTGGACTTGGAATGGGTGCTACGTTCGCAGGCGGTGCTTTAGAAAGTAAAGGCTATGAAAAAACAGGAGGAGCGTTATCCGGCGCAGGAAAAGGTGCAATGATCGGCTCTATGATCCCAGGAGTAGGAACAGTCGGTGG